TAATCGTCAATCTATTTATAAGGATTTTAAAAGATCAAGGTGTGCCAGTGTTAGGAGTGGTAGCTTTATACCAATACTGAACTTGGAACTCTACTGTAAATTCTTCAATTTGATCAGATGAGTCATATGATAAATCAATCGCAGATATATTAGTTGGAAATATATCCTTAAATATATAAGTGTGATTACTTTTTAACTGATTAGCTGATGTTCCATCTGCACCAGGTATGGATGCTGGGTTTCTTGTCAATTGAGTAACTTTTGCATCGGCCATATAATTTACTGGTCCTGTTTGGCCAGTTGAATCACCATATTGACCAATGTATTGCATCCATTTTTCAAATGCATTACGAATTTTAAAACCTTCATCATTAATTACTGTTACGTTCCACATATCAAATGTTCTATCACCAGCAACTTTAAAAATTCTACCTCTGAATGGAACATCAATACTTCCAATATTAGAAGCAGGTAAAGATGATGCTTTTATTAGTAGTCCATCAGTTGCAGCAGCATAATCGACGGTAAGTCCTGTTGGAAAGTTAAGTTCGACTGAAAATAAATTGGGCCTTGCTCCACCACCTGCTAAAGCAGTTTTAAACTGCGTAATTTTAGACTCTGCCATTTTTAATTCTCCTGTTGTAAATAAATTATTTTTTTATTAAGTAGTTTAATAATCATTTAAATTGATAATATATCAAACAGATCCAGCAATCTCTTGGAAGCTTACACCTGATCTGGTTGCAACAAAAGTAAGAGTGACATAATTAATAGATTTAGTTGGCTTCAAGTAAATATCAGCTCTAAATTCATTATTATCAATAATATCAGGAGTGTTGTTTGAAGTATCACAAACAACTAATGATCCATAAAGACCACGCTTTGCTTCAACATCACGTAAGAATGGCTCGACCGCATTTCTAAAGTTTGCTCTTGTAAATTCATCATTAAGTTCGAATAACTGTGCCTGAGCAACTCGTCTGAGTGATTGTTCAATAGTTAAGAACAATCTACGAACGTTAATTCTATCAAATGCTGAACTATAACCTAGAGCAGTTTTATCACCAAATAATAGAATTCCAACTCCAGGTTGATTTATAATAGAATTGATTCTTTGAGAATAAAGTTGATCTCTTTGGGCCTTAGAAGGATTGTATGCAAGCTTAATTGCATTATTTAAAATTCCTCTTTGTTGACCAGCAGGAGAGAACCAAGGAAAGGAAACAATACTAGTTCTTGTCATTAAACCAGCAACATCAGGATTGCAAGGAATCCATCTAAATTTATTGTTAAATCTATCAAAAGTATACTTATAACCACTATCAAATACGGCATATGAAGTAGAAGGAAGCGGTGAGAAGAATGCTAAAACATTTTCAGTTTGAGTATTTGTGTCTGAAATATTTACAACATCACTCTTATGAGGTGAAACAACTGCAACACAATCTTTTCTTTGATTTGCAATAGACATCAAATGAGCAGCCTTAGCCTGAGATTCTGTTTTATCAGACAAACCAGGACCCATGATTAAATAATCTACTTGAATCTCATCTTCATTTGAGAATAAATCATACGCAGTTTTCAAACTGGCCAAATCTGTAATATAACCATCATTTGCACTATAATTTGCACCATTTGTTAAATTATATGAAAGATTACCTACTACGTTGAATGTGACTCCTTGTGCAGGTTGATTCCAAGTACCAGATGAAGTTGTAATTCCAGTAAATCCTGAAGAGAAATCAGATGCAGGTGAAAGTGCTCCGCCATCATTTGATGGATCTTCTCCAGCATACACATAAGAAGAATAAGTTGCAATATAATCTCTCCAGAACATTCTTAAAGGAGAATTTTCAGATGAAATGGCATCTGATGCTTTAGACAAGAATAGATGTTTCTCTAGTAAATTACCTTGAATACCAGTAACTGATCCTGTATCATCAATTACTACTACATGAATTGAATCATTCTTACCATTTCGTTCTAAAGCATAGCGACTTGAAGTAGGCTTGGGTGCTAAAGATTTCCAATAGATTGTAGAGTTTACAAGATCTAAAGTTTGTTGATCATACCAATCTAGTTGAGAAGTATAAGCAGCAGAACCATATGAGGTTAAAGTGCTACTAGTATGAATTGCAACATTACCAGTGTTAGAAAATGCAAAAATACCAAAAGATTGATAATCTACTTTAGTTTCAGTACCATTTGCAGCAACATAGCTACTAACTCTTACTTCAACTTGAGAATTTCCAATACCAGTAATAATACCCTTTAGATATCCATCTAAAACAGAAGTAGTACCAATTCCAGGATTAGGTGTTCCAACAAGAGACTGTGTTACACCATAGCCGACTTGAAGTGCAGCAGAAACTGTAGTACTGGTATAGCTACCAAAAGAGATGCTTAAATCAGTACCTGAAGTATCAGTATTTAAAGTTGATTGTGAAATAGTAATAGTTCCACCAGTTGCAGTACTAATGCCAACAACAGTAGTTCCAGCTCCAATAAAACCAGCTAGGGGTTTTACAAATTGACCTAAAACAATACCAGTAGTGGATCCTACGTCAGTTATAAGAGTAGTAGAAATACCAATGTCTGCAGTTGTGGAAGTTACTACTCCAACAAAAGTAGTATTAACTACAGCCTCAGTGTTAATTCCTACTAAAATTTGATCTGCCTTGTCGTCAATTAAACAAACTTTAAGATTATTTGCCCAAGTTCCAGGATTCTTTGCGGCAAATCCCCAAGTTTGAGTTTCATCATTAAATTCTTCATTATAATGATCAAAATTTCTAATTTTTAAAGTTGTAGTGGAAACACCAGCTCTGTTTACGTTTGCATTTACTAAATCATTTGAATCAGTTCTTACTACTTTAAGAACTCCACCATATGAAAGGTATGAAGATGCACTCATCCAATATTCATACTGACCATCTGCATTTAAAGGTCTACCAAAGACACTAATTAATTGTCTTTCTGTAGTAATATCAATTGGTTCATTTACTGGACCAATTTCAAAAGGACCCGCAATCGCCCCAATATTATCTAATACATTATCAGCTCTTCCTACAGTTTGATCAACCTCCCTGATCAATACACCAGGAGATAATTGAGGAGTCGCCATGTTTTTCTCCGTATTCTCAGTTTAACTAAAAATATTTATTAAAATAAGAATTTACATATAATCCCACATATATGTATACGATATTTCAGAGTGCTTATCTCCATATTCATCAAGATACCATCTATCGCCACTAACATCGGTAAAACTATTGTTATCAATTCCATCTGATATAAACCCAAATGGTGCCATATCTTGTTCTAATTCATCTTCTTTTTCATCATATAGTTTTTTTCGAATATCTTGATTTGTAAGTTCTTTAAAATAATCTTGCGCAACCAACCATGCATAAATGACTAAGCATATAGCAAGATCATCGTTGCAACCATCCTCCGCCTCAAATGAATTGTGCTTCTGAATAAAGGTGGTAAGTTCAGATATGATGTCATAATCATTTACTAATAATTTATTTTCTTCAATTAATGTTTTAAGATTTAAACATCCAATTTTTTTTACAGTTTTGGACATTTTAAGTCCTAGTTGAGATTTTTTGCCTGAAAATCCTTGACCTACTATTTGTCCAGCTCTACCTCTCATTGAACACATTAAGACATTATTGTATTCCAAATCATATTGTAAAATACTTGCAACTTGATCCCCAACGTCATTAACTTCACATAAAATAAATGCAGTGTTGTATGCATTAGCAGCCTCATAGATCACATTAGGAAAGATCATTGGCTTTATTTCATTATTTCGATATTTTGCAACTACTTTATGTGGAAACTCAGTTATATCGATGATTACAAATGCTGAATAGTCATTACCAACTCCTCTAGCAACGTCCACAGTCATTAAATAGTCATGATTTTTCTGTGGTTTTTCATATACATCTAAACCAGCATTTTTCGCTACAGGAGATTCATATACAAGACTTCTAAGTTTAGCTGGTGAGATTAAAGTATCTACTGATCCTAAAAATTCACATAAATGTTCGGCTTTAAATTGAGCTTCACTTGTGTTTTGAATTGTTTGTCTTTTCCACTCTTCATCTCTTCCTGGTACATCACTCCAATGAACTTCTGTGGGTATGAAACTATTTTTACCCTTCTGGGCATCATGCCACATTCGGTAAAAATGATTCATACCTTTTGGGGTACTTACAATAATTACTTTAGTACTCTTACCTGAAGAAATAGTGGGATAAACAGAAGCAAAGAAATCATCTGCAATATGATTTGGAACGAATGCAAATTCATCCAAAAATATAATGTTAAAAGTCATACCTCTAACTGCAGATGCTGAAGTAGATGCTGCAATAATTTTAGAACCATTTTCAAGTTCAACTGAACCTTTGTTCCAAGATAAAATTCCGTGTTGCATCCATTTAGGTAAATTTTCATAAGATAATTGTAATCTACCTAAAATTTCACGAGAAATGGATGCTTTATTTGCCAGAATACCAATATTTACGTTATCATTAAAAATAATATAATGAAGAAGATATGATACTACAGTTGTAGTATTATGAG